ACGCGTCGGTATTTTCGGTATTATTAGATTTGAATGCTGCGGTGACAGACAACTTACAATTTAATATTGACAGAAGTGTTCAAGAAACGGTATTACAATATGCTCAACAAAGGTCGTCAATTTTTAATATAGCTAAGACATATGGGTTAAAAGTCCCGGGAATGAGACCATCTGTTGCTTTAGTTGATTTCTCAATTACCGTCCCCGCTTTTGGGGATAAAGAAGATTTAAGATATTGTGGTATTTTAAGAAGAGGTTCCCAAGTTAATGGGGGTGGACAAGTATTTGAAACGGTATATGATATTGATTTCTCATCCCCAACAAATGCTGAAGGATTTCCAAATAGATTAAAAATACCTAATTTTGATTCAAATAACAAACTTTTGAATTATACCATAACTAAGAGAGAAACTGTTGTTAATGGTACAACAAAAGTATTCAAAAAAGTTATAACACCTAACGATGTTAAACCTTTTTACGAATTATTTTTACCCGAGAAAAATGTTTTAGGTATAACTAGTGTTTTATTGAAAGATAGTACACAATACACTAATATTCCTCCAACTCAAGAGTTTTTAGGTTTAGAAAATAGATGGTATGAGGTTGACGCTTTAGCTGAGGATAGGGTTTTTGTAGAAGACCCAACAAAAGTGTCTGATGCTCCGGGTGTCAAAGTTGGTAAATATATTCAAACAAGTACTAAGTTTATTAGTGAATTTACACCTGAAGGTTTCTTAAAAATTACATTCGGTGGTGGTAGTCAATCAGCTGATGAACAATTACGTGAATTTGCGAGAGACGGTTATCAATTAAACCTATATAAGTATTCAAATAATTTAGCTTTAGGTAGTACATTAAAACCAAATAGTACATTGTTTATACAATATAGGGTTGGTGGTGGTACCGGTAGTAATATTGGTGTAAACTCAATAACACAGATTGGTACTGTGTCATTTTTTGTCAATGGTCCTTCAGAAAGTGTCAACACAAGTGTTGTTAATTCATTAAGATGTCTAAATGTTACTGCAGCTATTGGAGGAGCTAACTTCCCAACAACTGAAGAAGTAAGAAACTTAGTATCTTATAATTTCTCAGCACAAAAAAGAGCTGTAACAGTTAACGATTATAATTCAATAATTAGAACAATGCCATCACAATTCGGTGCTCCGGCTAAAGTCTCGATAACTGAAAACAATAATAAAATAATCGTTCAAATGCTATCTTATGATGAATCGGGTAAATTAACGGAAGTAATTTCAAATACACTTAAAAATAATGTCGCGAACTACCTATCTAATTATCGTATGATAAATGATTATGTCTCAATACAAAGTGCTAACGTTATCGATTTAAGTTTTAATATTGACGTTGTTTTAGATAATACTCAAAATCAAGGAACGGTAATATCTCAAATAATTACTATTGTTTCTGAATACTTTGACCCAATAAATAGACAAATGGGTGAGAATGTTAATATTTCTGAATTAAGAAGGTTGATACAAAGTGAGAATGGTGTGATTTCATTATCCGACATACAGGTATTCAACCAAGTTGGGGGACAATATTCTTCATCACAAACATCTCAGAGATATATTGATAGTACAACAAAACAAATTGGTTTGATTGATGATACAATCTTTGCTGAACCAAATCAAACTTATCAAATAAAATATCCGAACAAAGATATCAATATTAGAGTTAAAAATCTTAAAACAGTTAATTTTTCTTGATAATATAATTCGAGTTTACTATTTTTAATAAATGGATACTCTTATAAATTTTTTAGAAATAATAAAAGGTAATAATGGAACTTGGGTACAATCAATTGTTAATGGGTTAGTTTTAAATATTAGATTTATTTTAGGTATATTAATATTTATTTTCTTTATTAAAAAAATAAATAAATTAAAATCTTTTGAATTTTTTATAGTTTTAATTTCTTTTATTTTTATAATTAGTGAATTTCGTGTTTTTTATGATAGACGAAAATTGGAAATAGTTCATAATGAAATTAAGTATTTTGATAAAAATACAGAAAATTTAATAATAGTTGTTCAGGGAGCTAATAGTCCATTTACGGATTTAATTAGATATAATGAAACTCAAGTTGATTTCACTAAATCACGTGACTTAGATGGTTTAGGTCTTATTGAAAGTAATTTAGATAATAACACAACTAAAGTTATTACTTATGTTGGAACACATAGTTATACATTAACACCTCAAGATGTTTATGATAATATTTATTATTATCGTTTATTTAAACCAAAAGGTAAGATAGTATTAGTAGGTCATAGTATTGGGGGTTATAATATTACACAAGTTTTAGATGAGTTATATAAAAAAAAGATATTTGTTGATTTAGTATTATTTTTAGATAACGCTAATAAATCACATAATAATTTTGATTATACGGTTAAATCAAATGTGGGATGTGTGATTAATTTTACATCACCAAAATGGTCTGATAATTTATATTTTTTTACTGATTCGGGTGGTGTTGTAACTAAATATAATACTAATAATTTAACAAAAATTATTAATATACCAATACCAAATACTACACACACATCTATAGATAATAAAATACCTCAAGATATATCCATTATTATTGAAAATTTTATTGAAAATAATACAGACCCAACTTTTTTTACTAAAAAATATAAATTTTAAACATAATTTATTTTGAAATATAATTAATTATCTTTTAAAAATAGTGTATAAACTATTTATTAAAAAAGATAAAGTATGTCAAAATCATATAGAATACGAACTCAACCGGGTGTGGACAAGTCAATTAAGGTTTTAATTGACCAAGAGTTTGATTATTTAGAGATTCTATCCTTAAAAATATTACAGAGTGATATCTATACTCGACAATGTGCTGATTACGGTGTCATTGTTGGACGTATTAGTGTTAATAATGGGTTTGGTATTCCAAACGCTAAAGTTTCGGTCTTCATACCAATAGATAGTGTCGACCAATTAGACCCAATAATTTCTGAATTATATCCTTATAAATCATTATCGGACGTTAATGATGATGGTTACAGGTATAATCTATTACCATATGTTAAATCATATAGTGCTCACATACCAACCGGTACATTCTTCACAAGAACAGATGTTTTAACTGACCCAACATTAATTAAAGTATATGACAAATATTATAAGTATAATGCTACTACAAATGATAGTGGTGATTATATGATATTTGGTGTGCCTGTTGGTGTACATACTGTGGTTTTAGATGTTGATTTATCTGATATTGGAGAATTTTCATTGTCACCCCAAGATTTAATTAGAATGGGTATTGCTACAGAAGCTCAGGTTTCGGGACCAAATTTTAAATCCTCAAATAATCTAAGAGAATTACCACAAATTGTTACAGTTAATAGAACTATTGAAGTTGAACCATTATGGGGACAACCTGAAATTTGTAATTTAGGTATAACAAGAACTGACTTTGATTTGAGTAGTGAAGCTAATGTTGATATTAGACCAACATCTATCTTTATGGGTTCAATTATTTCGGGACCTAATAGTAGTGCTGTATCATCTGGTTGTCGACCACCAAGTAAATCGGGTCATTTATGTGATTTAACAACAGGTCCGGGTGAAATTTTGGCAATTAGACAAACAATTCAACAGGATTCTGATGGAAGACCAATTTTAGAAGTTTTTAGTTTAGAAGGTGGTGGAAAGGTTATTGATGAAAATGGTACTTGGTTAATTGATGTACCGATGAATTTGGATTATTATATAACAAATGAATTTGGTGAACAAGTATTATCTAACGACCCTGAAAAGGGTATTCCAACAAAAGGTAAATATAGATTTAAGGTTAAGTGGTCCCAATCACCCTCATTAAGTGAAACCACGAGACGAGCATATTTTTTGGTTCCAAATATTAAAGAATACGATATACCAAATCATATTGATGAATCATACGCTTTTAGTGTTGATTGGAATGATTACGCTTTTAGTGGTAATAGTTATTTTAATCAAATAATTCAAGAAGCAATCGATTGTGAGGATAAATTTTATATGATGCAATATAACAAAGTTTATACCGTATCACAATATATTTCAGGGTTTAGAAATGGCACAGGTATAGAAAGATACATAGGGATTAAAAATATATTAGATGAGACGTGTTCAGGTTTAAACTATAAATTTCCAACAAATGATGGTAATTTTAGATTTGATATATTATATATCATTTTTATGTTTTTCAGTATAATTTTAACACCTGTGTTTTTTGCGTTAATATTAGTAATGCACATATTGTATTTTGTTATATGGTTGATTAGAGAATTTTTAATATATATTTTTATTGGTTGGGCTTTATACCAAGCAGTAAATAGTTTTATACAAGCTTCAGCAACTTATCCAGCTCTTGGATTAACGTTTGGGTTTATAGCTTTAGGTTTATTTTATGTAGGATTAGCGGCTTTTTTTAGATGGTTCCAACAACAGTTAAATAAAATAAATTTAGAAGGTGTTAAAGTACCTATTCTAACCTATCCTGAATGTAGTCTATGTGATTGTAAACAAGGTGACACTAACGTTAATGATAATGGTCTTGAAGAAGACTTAGGTGCACCACCTTCTAATGATAATGAAAAAGTTCCTTGTGCGAGTGTGGTTTCAGACACAACAGTTAGTAGTGTTGAATTAACAACAGGAATATTACCACTATTTCAATCAGGAACATTTAAAATACCAACTCGTAACCCTAATAATCCGGGTGGTTTTTTTGCCGAACGAGCAATTGTTTACACACAAGAATTAACGGGGGTAATTTATGATGGCCAATACGTGTCAAATAATGTTGGTGCACCTTATTTAGTTAAGTCTCAAAATCAAGACCCAGCCAAAGATAAGTGGATATATACAACAAGTTTACCAATGGCCGATAGAATAAACTTATTTAATCTTAAGGCTAAATATTTTAATGGAACATCTTCAGAAAAACCTTGTTTTGGTTTTTTATATAATTTTGCCACGGTA